ATTTTTTCCAGGGTAAGTATAAGTGGATTCGGGGTCTGGATATGGAGAATTTAGAGCAATGTGGCGAATTTTTTCTGGTTCGGAATAGAAATCATCAATAATAATAATGCTGCGTTTCATACTGAATGTTTTTTTATATTATACTATTTAAAGATCTTAATGCAAAAACACCACGAGTATCAGTCATAATTATACAATTTGTTTTCCTGAAACTTGAACATCAATTGTTGAACCTTGATCAACTTGAACTTGTATTATATCATTAACTTCAATTCTTTTTGGTGTTTCTAAAATTTCAACACTTCCATATTTGGAAACAATCAAATTATTAACAAGTCTTATCGTATTTATTCCACTTGTGATATTAATCGTAACTGGATAACCACCGGAATCAGTACGATTTGTTAATCTAATTGACTGAACAGTGCTTGGATATGTTGAAGAAGTATATATTCCAACCGGAGCAGTAATTCCAAGTCCAACTGTTCCAAGACCAACACCAAAATACACATTGCTAGTTAGTTCTTGATATGTTACATATACCTCAACAACATCATCAGTACCGTTTTTATCATAATCCAATCCTCTCATAGTAATACGATCTGATGGATTTAATATTTGAGGTTCTATTAAAAGTTCAATTCCAGTTCCTGTTGGTATTGGCAGACTATATGCAAAATAACTTCTTTCTCCACCATCAAAATCAAATGCACCAACAACATTAACTTCAGTATTTCCCGTAGCAACATTTGATGCATGAATGGAATGAACAATATATTGTTTTCCTGAAGTTGATGGTAATGTAAGAATAGTACTTCCAATTCCAGTTAATGATGCAGAAGTTCTACTCGTAATAGCAGTATTGAATTGATAAGAATCTTTTGATTCTGCGGTAACACCAGTTAAATTAGAACCATCACCATAATAAGTTACTACCCCAGAAGTGGCAGTGATGATACCTGATGAGATTTGTACTGTTCCTAATGTAGAAATACCAGAAACACTTAATGAAGTTACAGATGCAATACCACCAATGACACTAGTTGCTATTCCTGCAGTAGATGCATAAGTTGCTATGGCAACACCAGTCAAGTTAGAACCATCACCATAATAAGTAACAATACCAGAAGTAGCAGTGATAATACCTGATGAGATTTGTACTGTTCCTAATGTACTAATACCTGATATTGAAAGTGCAGTACCAACAATTGAATCGCCAACAATTCCACCACCAGTGAATTCACCATAAATATTACTATAAAGTCTTTCTGCCGTTAGGACACCAACAATATTAACATTACCACCGACATAAAGATCACTTTGGAAAGTTCCAATTCCAGTAAAATTTGAATTTCCAGTAACATCAAGTACAGTTGAATTTTCTGTATAAGAACTGATACCAATCTTAAGAACTTTTTGCCTCTGACTTAGATATTTTGCCATTTTAATTAAGTGTCTCTAAGATACTTGCAATAAATTCAAGGTCAGTATTACTACTTCCAGATAAAACTAATTTATCACCACTTTCGAGTACTAACTTTCCTGCAAGAAGATTTGCAGTATCATTTGCAGAAATTGGATATTCTTTTAACATTCTCGTATCAGTTGCACTTCTACGATGCAAAAGTGTTACATCCTCTGATGTAGAACCAACATTTGTCACTTGTGCTAAAAGAACAACTCCAGTATATCCAACTGGTGCTGTATAAATTTCAGTTGCAGATGTCGATACTACAGCGGTTACTGTTTGAAATACATTAAGTGCGAGTGCCATTCTTTAATCTCCTCCTAATGCTAGAATAAATGGTGTCATTGTTGAGAACAAACTCTTGGAATAGAATGTTCCACTAATTGTTCCTGTTTGTTGATTAATTATAACTCCATCACCAATTCGGAAGTTACCTGCCTGGTCAGTTGAAGTAAATACAACCAAACCACTATTACGGGAATCAGTCTCATTTTCTTGAATAGGAACACCTCCATTTTGTGGAAGAGATGTTAGAATATCTGTACCAGAACCAATATATTCAAGTGAGTGGCCTGATGCCAACACACGACTTTGTTTAAAGAATGGAGCTGTTGTACCAACTCCAACAGCATAAGGTACATTATCTGTAATAGTTATGGTACAAATTCCAGCAGAGACTGGAGTTGAACTCTCAATTACATAATATGTTGGAATTAGATTTGCCGTTCCTGTTGCAGTATTGATACCAGAACTAGGAGAAGCAAACGTAACAGTTGGCGCAGATGTATATCCCCTACCATTTGATACCATCTCAACATTAGTCACTGAACCATTTCTAACTTCACCAACAGCAGTTGCTGGAATACCCCAAGGTTCACTTGGATCATCAAAAGTAATATCAACATTTTGTGTATATCCAGTTCCACCAGAACTTACAGTTACTCCACCAACTGTATAATATAAGGAATCAAGATATATTACCTGACCATCAAAAGGGCGAACTGCATTGATGTTTACAGTTCCACCTGAATTATAAGTATGTGGTAAAGTAGAAGTACCAACATAAACCTCAAAGGAAGTTGATGATGGAACTTCTTGAACTTCAAAGATATTTCCTTTATTTCCTGATGGATAAGTTACAATTCCAGGACCTGATGGACAAGTAAATCCAAGTCCTGTAATTGAAACACCCATTCCAACATTAAAATTATGATTAGTATTAGTGGTGATTGTTGTAAGACCTGTAGTGTTATCATAAAGTGCATTGGTTACATTCAGTGTTGGAACATTTAAGTCCAATACAAATTCAAATGCATTTGCTGCTGCAGATGCTGTGATGATTCCGGTATATTTGTGTGGTCCAATACCATCAGCAACTAATCCATAGTTACCAAATGATGAGTTTGAGTTTGTAAGGTCACAAGCAGCACCACTACCACAATAGATTGCAGTATCATTGCAGATAGTAAAGATAGAAACTAATTGAGCATATCCTTCATTCGTAATAGAAACACCAATACCACCTTGATTATATTGAGTATAACTATCTACAACCATTGATTTTAATGGTCCAATTGCTTTCAGACCATCAATTCTCATTCCAATACTATTTGGAATAAAGTTTGTGCAATTTTGAATATATGGTGATTGGTCGAAATATCCTATTTCATCTGGGTTGAAAGCAAAAATTGCTTTTCCGTTGTTCAGAGTGCCTGTATAAGACATCTCTGCGATATAATTGCCATTTGAGACATAAAACAAGTCTTGGTCTGCGTTCTGTGGAGATACTGATACTTCTCTTAAACTATCTCCGACAACTGATACCTGACTTGGAATGGTGAGAGGATTATCTTCTACATAAGATCCAGCACTAACTTTAATAACCGTTCCTGTTGTTGCTTCTGTAAGTGCTGCTCCGATTGTTCTTTTTGCGTCTCCAAGTTTTTTTCCTGTGTTGGAGTCGCTTCCGTCTTGTGTGACATAAAGAATATTAGTAACTGTTGCGCCTGCACCAATTCTTACAATATCGGTGCCAATACCTGTGCGTTCTCTACGAGCAAATAATTCTGCATCATAAGTATTGAGTCCTAGTTCTCCAAGAGGTAGTTGTCCTACAGTTGGTGCTTTTCCGGGAACTGATGATCGTTTAATTCTTATATTTGGATCCGCCATTCAATCCTCTCATTGGTGGTAGAGACCGTAAAAACTCTTATCTAAGAGTTTTTATTATTTATGAAAATTCTTCGTTTGTCTTTGATCCTCTTTTTGGTTTCTTCAACTTTTCAAGTTCATTACTTAATGACTGAACAGTTGCATTCAGTTTTTCTACTTGAGTTTCCAATACAATATTCTGATTCAACAACTCAAAAGTTTTCTGTTGGTATTTTGAAAGAACTAATTTCAAATCTTCTTCAGACATAAAAAAATACACACAGTTTCCTGTGTGTATTTAGAACTTATTTAATTAACCTCAAAACTGACCCGCATCAACCGTAATGTTCTCAAGGAATCTTTCAGTTCCAGTACAAGAAATAACTTGAGAAGTTCCTGCACAATCAGTAACCCAAAGAGCACCAATTTCAATCGGTGCAAAGGTAGTCACTGTGAGTTGTGGAGTATTTGCATCAGTACCATCTGAATCGGCACCAAGAACACTTGCAAACTTAAATCTTGTATCTCCATGTTCCCAAACAACAGCAGATTTCTTCGCAGCTCCACCAGTATAATAATTAAAGAGAACACCTAAGTCCCAGGTCGTTGCTGCGGCAGGTGCAGCACCATTTACAATACCCAAATCAATTGTTCTGTCTTCTACAGTCAGTGCTGCAGTGTTGACTTGAGTGGTGTTACCAGAAACATAAAGATTTCCAGAAACAGTTAAATCACTTGCTGCAGTAACGGCTCCAGTAGAATCTGCAAGAGTTAATGCAGTTGTTCCATCTGATGCTTTGATGTCATTACCACCAACAGTTAAATCACCTCCAACTGTAACATTTGCTGATGACATTGTGATGGCAGTTGTTCCATCAGATGCTTGAATGTCATTTCCATTAATTCTTACATCACCAGAAACAATCAAATCATCATCAATAGTTGTTGTTCCGCCAGCAGAGTCAATTGTAAGATTTCCTGAAGAAGTATCAATTTCATTATCTCCACTTATCCCAATTTGAACATTATCAATACTTCCACCACCATTAACATCAATTGCTCCAGTAAATGTAGAAACACCAGTAACTGAAAGATTTTGTCCTACACTTAAATTGGTAGAGATATCTGCTGATGCGTTAATATCAAGATCACTACCGAAAGTTGATACTCCAACAAATTCAGAATATCCTTGAACATTCAGGTTGGCACCAACTGTAACATTCTTATCAATTCCAAGTCCACCATCAATCTGAACGGAACCAGTATCAGAATCTCCTAAAGTATTATCTGTTGTGTCAGTAAAGGTAGCAATACCAATAAAAACTAAATCCTCAGTATTACTAGACCAAGTTAAATTTCCACTTCCATCATTTGTTAAGACTGAACTTACAGCACCTTGAATTCCGGGAAGAGTATAAGTTACAATTCCTGCAAGTGAATCTGGCGATTTGATAGTAATATAATCAGAACCACTTGAAGTTCCTTCGACAAGATTTAATCCACTACCTGTAGAAGTTGTTTCCTTAGTCCAATATCTGTGAGAACCAAAGAACTTATTAGTTGATGTTTCGGAGGTAATACCAACATACAGATCATAACTATCTGTAGTAAATCCAGGTTCACCTGCCCTCAAACCAGGGAGATTTGCAAGAAGACCTCTTTTAAACTGTATAACAGGAGATGCCATCTTCTTTTTTTTCTATTTTACTGTATCTTTATTTATTTGTTAGAAAGTCCCAGCATCAAGATCAATTCTATTATCCAAATCAACATCAAGTTGGTCTTTGAAATCACTTGGAAGACCTGGAGATTCGGTATCTGTAACTGCTGCAGAAAGTATATCATCTGGATTAACTGCAGTATATTTTTGTGTTGATGAGTCGTACATAATTAAATATTTGTCTTTTACTCCAGATACATCAACATCTAAAAGTTCATCTAGAGTCCTTGCCATAATTACTCCTGATGCTACAGTTGCTTTAATTTTTTGCTTTGATTTTACTTTTACTTGATAAGTCATAGAGATACGGTCTCCTGAACCAATACATTTCCTTCTACAACCTTTGAAACTATTCCACCAGATGATGTCAAAATTAAATCATAAACACATCTACCAGTTGGTAAAGTTGCTGTAACTGCTGGTTGCATCGTTATTTTCACTGTACTATCCGCAACCGTAAGAGTGGTTGAAAATGTATACGCAATTCCGGCAGTTGAATGTTTTCTTAATTTTGCAGTTGCGGTTTGATTAGTAAGATTCAAACCAGACTCATCTTCTGCACTTAAGGAAAAAGTTTCCTCAAAATAAGTGCCTTTTTGGATAACTAGATTTACTGCACTTACTGCTGCCATTTTACTTTTTTAATTATTTATCTTTATCTGTTTCTTGTTTAAGTAATTTGGAGAGTTCTGCGGTGGAACCAACAAAAAGTGCATTGGTAACATTAGTTGGTCCTTTGACCTTTTGTTCGTCAATATCTTTAAGTTTTTTCTGAAGGTCAATAAGTTTATCGGTGGCATCTGCAACATTCTTAATCAGTTGTCCAGCAACCTCATATGCTCTTGGCATTTCACTCTCTTGTGCTAACTCCAGAATGCCATTTAGTGCCTCTTGACCTTTTTCGATGATTGAGTATAAATTTCCTCTAGTATATTCATAATCCTTTTTCAAATCATCATTAACTGATGCAATCTTTTCAATCTTATTTTCTATCGGTTCAACCTCAGAAGATACTATATCCCCAGCAATATTGAAAGCATCATTAAGACCATCAAACTTTTTTGTCATTTTCATACTGTTCCACTAAATCCAAAATCGTCACCAAATTGAATCAATGTATTATCCGATGATGTAATTAACTTAATTTCAGATCCTGCTACGTGAGCAGAAGCATTTGTCGAATCAACACCTCTGGTTACTGTTAATTTGTTTCCAGATACTGAAGATACTTTGAGTTCTTCATTATCTATGGTAATAAATGAACCAGAAGAAATCGCAGTGGCATCATTTACTTCAATAATTCCATCTGTGCTTGTAATATCAGACTTTAAGTTAGTTACGATATTATTTGTATAACTTTGAGTTGCTCTTGGTTCAACTGAGTATGATATTTCTCTAGTCGGAGTATTAGTTCTATCACCGGCAATAAATCCAACAGATACTTTTTCGATAATATCTTTCGATACATCTGTAACTGGACCAAATAGATATGTTTTTGCAGTAAATCTTAGTGTATAAATTAATGCTCTTCGAGTAGAGTAATCACCTTCATAATCATCTTGCATTGATATCCCCTCAAGAACAATTGGAATATCTCTTTTCTCACCAATAGTTTCGACTAAATCTACAGATATTGTATATGCTGGTTGAAAATATGGAATAATCTGTTCCACAATTTGAAGCATATCATCATTCAATTTAGTCATAATGCTCAGTTCAAACGACATATTATAAGGAACTGGCATATAAGACTTTCTTGGCTTAGTCTTATCTGAGGTTATTGCCGACAAAAATGTTTGTGTTGTTGTTACCTTTCTTGAGTTATCATAATTAAGACCAGTAAATTCAAATGACATTCTCGGTAAGGTCATTTGAACTGGAGCATTTAAATCAGAAACTTGCTCAAGTCTTGCTAAAAACTTTTGCGTTGGACCATAAGCAAGTGGAACTTTAGATACACTTACTGTTTGATCCGAAGAATTGGTATGCTTTATGGAAATATTGTTAAATAAAGATCCAAACGAAACAATAGTTCTTCTAAGTATTTCGTGATAGAAATATTCAAACATTTGTCAGGAAAGTTAGATATATTATTTATGGATTTCCGAATGGGTTGGATTCTGAGAAATCGATAATCGTATCAGCCTCAGTTTCTATTTCATCATTCTGTGCATATGGATCTTGAATATCATTAGTTTCCAACAATCTCAATTTATATGTTGCTCCCGAATCTGATCCAACAATCAAATCTCCTGATGTAAATGATCCGGTTACATTTGAAATTTGTAAAATATTTGTTACAGAATCCCAACTCTTTACAATTGCCGTTGTTGAACTTATTGTTCCCGTAACTGTTTCATTGTAAATATAAGTTCCAATTCCGGAAGAATATGGTGAAGATACTGTAATCGTTGGAACTGTAGTATATCCCAAACCAGCATTTGTGATATAGATGGCAGTAACAACTCCAGCACTATTGATTGCAGCTCTAGCACTAGCAGTAACTCCAGATCCAGTCGGACTGCTAAATGTCACATTAGGTGCCACTTCATATCCAGATCCTCCAGCAGTTACGGTAATGATACCAACGATACCATCACCAATCGTTGCTGTAGCTGCAGCTCCTGCTCCCCCACCACCGACAAAAACTACTGACGGTGGTGTGGTATATCCATATCCAGCATTTACAATTTCCACACCCTGGACTTTATAATTTTCAGTATTTCCATTACAATCAACCAGTCCACCAATAAGTGTTGCGATTCCAACTGCAGTTAGACCTCCGGATGGTGCTGATGAAATAGCAACTCTTGGAGCACTAGTATATCCATTTCCTCTATTCGTTACCGTTACAAATCTCACTCCACCATTAACTATACTTGCGGTGGCAGTGGCAGTAGATGCAACACCAACCATTGTTAGAGTTTGAATATATCCCTCATCTTCAACATTATCATCTATATCTTCAATTCCAGTATCAATAACTTCATCTTGATATCTAAAGAGTTCACATCTTAATTCATAAACATAAGTTTTTTGAAGTTGATAAAATGGAGTTTCATGCTCAACAAATTTTATCTCAAATAATCTATCACCTAAGGGAAAATAAATTAAATCACCTTCTTTTGGTCTACTAGACAATTTTATATTACTTAGATCCTTAATAAGAGGTGTGATATAAGTCTCAAATCTTTCTTTTGATATTGTCAATGTCAAATCATTTAAAGGTTGAACTCCAAACTTTGATAGTATTGTTCCTTGACCCTCATACCCATCATAAGTATTAACATAAGCCTCTAATGGATATGCATTGTCAAACTTTGACTCAATAACTTCTTTTATGATAGTTTTTTCTGTCACATATTTTCTTGGTATGTAATATACCTCAACGCCGTACATGCGGAGTTGTTCATTAATTAAATCTTGAACTAGTCCTTGTTCGGATTTTGATCCTTGGAGAAAAAATGGATTAAGCATATTATCCTATCATATCCAGTGGTGGAAGTTCGTAAGAATTTGACATTTTTTCCATAATATCATCTATTTCTTTCTGAGCATCATCATAAATTTGCCTACCATTCAATTCAATTCCACCCGGCAGTTTTACTCCCTGGAACTTAATTAAATTTTGACCCCATTGCTTCTTTATTAAAGCAGTAAGATACATTTTCAAGAAAGAATCATTCCAAACCTTAGAATAATCATTTGGGTCGAGTGATCTATAGCAATCGATGATGAGATAATCTCCGACAGAAACACTACCCCAATCAATATCTAAGTAAAGTCTATCCTGTCGTTTATTAAATCTAATTTGCTTTTGAGTTGTTAATAAGAAATCTATATCTTCAAGGTAAGTTTTTACCATTGCATAGGTTAATAATTCAGTGGAACCCCAATAGTAAATATCATTCAAAAATAATTGATATTTCACACTAAACATATTATTTGTAACTGTATTCGATCCATCAAAATGGAATATCTTTTGAATTCCAATTACTGATGGTGGAACTTGCAAGTAATTTCCACCTTCATAAAAATTAAATTGAGTTGTTAAACCTACATTATGATTTACTGTTATTGTCGTGATACCAACGGAAGAATCTGGTTGTGCTCTACCCCTATCAATATCGTCCTGAGTAATTTTATATTTTAAAAAGGTAGGATATACTCCATCAAAATGTCTTTCCTGAAAAAATTGAATGGCATCATCAACCAAATCTTCGATTTGTTCATCTGCAACATTAATTTCCAAAACTGGTGCTCCCAGTTTTCTTTTGCAGTAATCAATTAATTCTTGTCTAGTAGATGGTTGTGCCATTAGAATTTAGATACAACTTCTTGCTGTTTTAAATATAATTTGATATAAGATTTTGAGTAATTCCTCAAGACTTCAATATCATCTATACTATCTATATCCCTAGAAAGTTTTTCATATTCAAACATCTTGTGAATATCTTCCAGAATAATTTTATCAGGATCCATTTGCCAAGTTCCTCAATAAATTTTTAATTTCGTCCAGATCTTTTTTTATACTCTGAACATCATTTTCAATAAAATCAATTTTCTTCTTTTCACTCTCTCTAACAGCCTTCATCTTCATATAATTGTTGTATTCTGACATATTCGTGTTTAAGACTGCGTTTGTTTGAGTATCTCTAACTAACTTAGAATGACCTTCTACTTTATGATAATCCATAGTATATTAAGCAAATGCAATAACTCTCAAGTCCTTTAATCTTGGTGGGTATGCCTGATTGGTTGAAGATCCGATGAATTTAATACTAAAATATTTAAATTCTGGAAGATTATCAATGCTAAATTCATAATCCTTAAATTTCAGTTTAGCACTTCTGAAAGCATAAACATCAGACTTTGGAACTTTGATATCTGGAGTTCCATCACTTAATGAATCATCTATAGTTTGTCCAAGATTGGTTTTGTTGGCATATCCTGGGAAAGGATAGAATATTTGTTTATCATTTGGATCACTTTGGATCGAATATAAAGCTCTTAGATCACTATCAGTGTTTATATAAGCTGATACTATTACTCTAAGTGAAGTTGCTGGGATTTCCAATCCAATGGACTTTGTAGCATAAACAAATGCTGATGGATCATCCTTCAATGTTGCAACTCTTTCATCTGCTGCATAATCGTCTATACGACTATTAACTCTATTGGTAATTAGCATCATACCAACTCTATCTAAGTCAATGACTGGAGAAACATTTTGATTGGTGCTTGCAAGATTCATTGTCATTGTCATGGATTTATTTCCAGGTAATGAGGATAATAGATTTGTTTCATTTTCCCTAGAGCATATCAATCTGGGAGAATCGAAGAAATTATTCTTGTTTAATGAAATATCTTCAAATCCCTTATCTATGAATGAAATTTCATTACCATCTACACTAGTTCCACTAACAGTTCTAACTTTTGCTTTTACTGAAGTTTCTGTCAACACCTGCGTTTGGATGTTGGGTCTAATAATTTCATATTGAATATTTTGTGTTGCTCTAATTTGCCTACCACCGCAAGATTTTGATAGATTTGAATAAAGTTTGGGGAATGATGTTCCAACACTTCTATCAACTTGCCCCAATGGCAAAGGATCTGTCTTACCATCTTGTGATGTGTCAATTTTAATATAATAATAATCAAGTCCAACTGGATCCGTTACAGTTGAATCTTGGATAGTATGTTGTGTGTTAATTCTTCTTAAAGAAATCCCATTCAGTTCATATTTCATAACTCTATCACCAATTTCATAAGAAGATGCTAGTGTTTGATCAATTTGCCTGGTAATTCCGGTAAGAGAAGATGCTGTTGTTCCTTCATAAGATATTATTTCATTTCCAACTAATACATAACCAGGATTTGTTGTCCCCACTCCAACATTTTCAAAAGTAGTGAACTTTGTTGTATCAGATATGAATAACTCAGTAGTTGCTGTATTGCTATAATTTGCAGTTAATTTTACTGGTTTAATATCACTTCTTGCATTAGAAATAATCAAAGAGTTCTCAAGAGCGTGCATACCATGATTCTTATGATTGACCTTGATATTCAATCCATCAGAAATTACTCTAATTCCGTCAGATGGAATTATTACATTACCACCTATAGAAGCATTTAAACTTGTCGTAACTCCAGAGCTGTTTATGTACTGTACAGTTTTCCCAACTCCAGTCTCAAAATCTCCTTGGACGTTATCGATAATAAGTTCATTGGTTCCTGCAATTCCAACCAAAGATAGTTTTAAGTTTCTTCCTAAAGTTTCTGTTCCAATTTGAGATACTGTAAGAACATCTCCAATTGTATATCCAGATCCTCCCGAGTTAATTGTTGCTGCAATTGCAACCCCATTTTCGACAGTTATATTTGCAGTCGCATCTCGTCCATTACCGGTAATACTGGTTAATGCAACTCCAGTATATGTAAGTTGACCTGATGATGGAGTATATCCAATTCCAGAATTTGTAATATTGAGAGTTCCTGTAGCAGAACCTGCCGATCCTACATAATTTCCTGAAGCATTAGAACCTTGCTGTATTATGGTGTTTCCAAGTACTAATCCAGAATCCTGAACTGTAGTTCCTAAACCAACTCTAATCAACCTAGATGACATTTCTAAAGAGTTTGGTCTTAATGTTGGAATCTGATCATTTCCAATATTTAATTCTGGACTATAAAAATTAACAAAACCCGGATTGGTATCGAAGTTTGCTCGATATAGTGTAAACTTCAGATCTTCAAATCCATCCTCAGTCCAAGTATCTGCATTTTGTGACTTAAATAAACCACCAGAAAGTGGCTGCTTGGTTACGACGACATCTTCAACTCCGTTAGTTACATCAAATTCACCCAATCTGGATACCCAAGCAATATAATTTATCGAATTGGAAATCAAAACAATGCAATGAAACTTTCCACCAGCAAGATAAACTGGAGAATCAAAGGTTACTCTAGTTGGTACAGAAGCATCATCTGAAATTTGTACTTCATCTGGTTCTAAAACAACTTCACTGAATGGATATATTTCCTGTGTTGGGAGGCCAAGATTCATCGGCCTCAGTTGAACAGTTAGTGGCAACTCAGGATCTGAACTATAAAAATATAAATCGACAGACGTTACAAAAATTCCACTTTCCTGTTCGACATAAAATGATTGTGCTAACGGATCTAAAACTCTCATCTGTCTGTGTACTGTTATTCTTTATTTATTTTGCTTTATTGAGTCTATTTCTAGTTTTAATTCTTTTATTGCCTCTATCATAACCGGAATTAATTGAATGTAATCGACTGCCAAATATCCATCACTCTGCATTGTTACCATCTCAGGAAATTCTTTTTGAACTTCCTGAGCTATTACACCATATTCAAAACCAGTTTTTCCATCAAGTTCTTTCATCTTTTCATTCCATTCATAATATTTTCCACTAATATTAAGTATTCTATTCAATGAACTCATCGTCAAAAATTAATATTCATCAATCTATTTAGAGCATTATTAATGTTTGTTATATTTTTCTTTAATAACATATCACTCTTCTTGCCCCCACCACCACTTCTTGTGGTTCCAGTGTTGCTTGATGAAATTTTAATTCCATTATTTTTAGCATAAGAACTGCTATTAAATTTGGAAACTGCTTTATTCTGCGCAGCCTTCGACATTCCAGCTTTTATTGCACCACCAGTGAAACCTGCTGCTTGCATGTATCCCTTCAATTCAGAAGCACCTGGTGATCGTAGAGGTGCATTTCCATAGTTATAATAAACTGTAGTGGTGCCACCACCTCCACCTCCACCACCACTATAAGATGGTGTATTATCTTTGATAAGTTTCGAATCAACAACAACTTCACTAGTTTCAGATTCTTGTTTTGTTTCCGTCTGAGTTTGTGTCTCTACCTTAGCATTTCTCACTGAAATTATATTTTCTTGAACTGTATTAAGTTTTCCTTCAGCAAAGAACTTTTCTTCTGCCGAAGTGATTGCAGCTCCCGGAATTTCAGAATTAGAATCGTCACTTGATAATCTAAACAATTTAGTTCCACATTCAAATTTTGGTCCATAATTATTTGGATCAAAGACCATTAGTACAACATCACCATTCTGAATTCCACCATTAGAACCTGGTGGGATATGTAAGCAACCAAGTAGAGAACCAACTGCATCAGTGAAGAGTCTTACATTTGTAACAACAGCTTCGGCACCACTAGTTTGACCTATCAGTTTTGCTCCGGATGCAATATATCCATAAAATTCACCTTGTGGAGAATTTGCAAGACTGTAAGTATCAATATTCAATACTGTTGATGTTGCAGAATATGTCTCAGGTAAAACTACATCCTGCTCATATGGATTTTGTGTAAAAACAGTTGTTGGAGCATCATAAGGTCCATACTTATGGTCATTGACAGCAACTCTAAATTTCCCTTTCACATAAGGATTAGTTCTGATCGATGTTGATACTTCTACAGTCTCCCCAACTTCAAAAACACCAGATACCATTTGAATTTCAATTAACTTTGGAACAACGTAATCTTCCATTGAAACATTGTCAAAGAAAGGATAAACCTGAGTAAATGGTTTTAATCTCTTAGCAGAGAATTGAATATTTCTGCTTCTCATGAATGGAATCAATTGACTATCTAATACTTGATCGCCAAATGAAGTATTATCGTATTGTTTTAATAGTACTTCTCCACTTCCAGTTCTAGTAGAAACTCCAGTCTTTGTAGTTGCTTCAATAGTATCTTCATATACCTTATAACCTTGAGTTCTTTCTTTAGTGGTTGTCTCTGTTGTAGTATCTCCACTCCAAACAGTTTCCCATGAGTTCCAAGTAACTGGACCAAATCCAGTTTGAAGATCAAATCCTTGCTTCTCCAATTGGATAGATGTTTCCGTATAGTTTCCTTCAGCCTCAACTACTTTTGCACTCATCCTATTTTGATTTACCCAAACATCAGATGATGGGAACAACTCAACACTTCCACCGTAATAGTTTGATGAGAATGGAGCTACATTAACAACTCTAGTTGCAAAATTTTGCTGCAGTTGTGTTACTTCCTCATAATCGAGAGTTATCAACTGACCAGTTTTTCTAACATTATTACCAACCAAATCATTAACAAATCTAAGGTCTACTCTTGGATTTGCTGTTGTTCCAATTCCAATTAAAGAATTAGAACCCAAAATCAAATCAACACTCGTTGTGTGGTGAGTTGGTCTTAACTCAGAGTTTGCAATATCAATACTATTCTTTACTGAGGTTATTTTCTTCTGATATAAAGTTGTTGTAAAATTATCTACAAAAATACCACACTTAAATCTATCAAGTCCATTGGCATCTTTAATTTTTAAGTTGTGAGTATCAGTTTCGAGTAAAGTTAATGATGTGTAGTATTCTAAATTCTTAATTCTATCTTCCAACTTTTTAATGTCGGACATTCTATATCTCTTATACTCCGCAAAAGTGAAGCTTATGTCATTTACATTGCAAAGATAAGGTGGAAGAGATGCTGTAGCTAATTCTAAAGCATCTTGAATTGCATAAGGTGCTTTTGGATTTTCTGATGGATCACCAAGAACTAATTGGAAAGTACCATCTTTATTGAGATAAATTTTATCTATTCTTGGCAGATAAAAATCATAATCTATTGAGAAAGACTCGTCAGAAGCTAAAACATTTGATGCAGAGTTTCCACTAGTAAATGACCTAGCAAGAAACTCAAATGGAGATCTTGATCCTTCGGAAACTGAATAATTTGAAACTCTCTGCCTAATATCAATAATATCAGACATTCTAATCCCATTTATACTTCCAATATCGCAGTAATCAAACTGGTCATAAGAACTTGCTGTAGTAATATCCCCATCATCAGATTCGGAGAAACTTGCATAATCAAAAACAATTTTTATTTTCTTAGATGGTTCTCTGGATTCTGGATTTCTTACTATTCTGGAATAATCATATATTGTATTTTTGTGGGATGGTTC